ATGAGGAGCGGCCCTGTGACAACCTGAACGAGGAATTGGAGTGCGAGGAGTGCCAGCATGGAAAGCCAGAGGAAAGCGAGGAACAGAAATGAATGAGAAAACAGTTTATACCTGCACAGACCAGGAGCATGACGCCTGGGTGTGCGGGAAGTGCGGATACATAGAGAACTTTGAGGCAGACGGCCCGGAGGAAAACGGGTGGCGCTTCTGCCCTGCCTGCGGGCGGGAAATCGTGATTGCGGATGAAACATCAGAGCTAACGGAAAAACAATGGGGCTGGATTTTGGGACGGTTCAGCCGTGCGGAGTAGACGGAGGGAACTTTGATGATTGAACTGTGTCCTATGACACTGAAAGAAGCAAATGCCTATGTTGAACAACACCACCGGCACCACGGGCCAGTGGTCGGGCACAAGTTTTCAATCGGACTTTCTGATGGGGAGAAGATCGTGGGCGTTGCTATTGTGGGTCGTCCTGTGGCTCGCCACCTTGACGATGGGTGGACACTGGAAGTCAATCGCTTATGCACGGACGGCACACGCAATGCCTGTTCAATGCTTTACTCAGCAGCATGGAGGGCGGCCCGCGCGATGGGATATAAGCGTCTGGTGACATACATCCTTGACACAGAAAATGGAGCGAGCCTGCGGGCGAGCGGGTGGAAGTGTGTGGGGAAAGCTGGGGGCTTTCGCTGGACAGGTAAGCGCAGGCCGGAGGTAGACCTATATCCGGCGCAGATGAAAATTCGGTTCGAGAGGACAGTGGAAAGAGAGGCGGGGGAATGAGCCGGAGAAAAGATAACCCATCCCGCTGGCGGGTATGGCCCAAAGAGAAAAAGACCAGGAAGCCAGCGGACAAGCGGGATACAGAGGAGCTGGTGCGGTGCAAAGAGTGCTGCCACCTGGAGATCACTGGCTGTTACGGGGAATGTGGCCGTGGCTACCTGGGCATTGTGCGCCCGGATGATTATTGCAGCCGGGGACGGCGACGAGAAAAAAGCACCTGACAATTCAGCGAGCGGCAGCGGTCGCGCCGTGAGAGCGGCGCGGCCTTGCCGGTTGAAGCGAGACCTGTTTCCGGCGGTGCCGGAGAGAATTTCTGTTGCGGCCGAGGGGCCGCAATGGGCTGGTATACCAGCAGTAAGTTAAGGGACAAGCCATGAAACAGGGGTGTGCCTGACGGCATACGACTGTTGAAATGGCCCGTATGCAAGCCGGTGACGGCGCATACACGCAAAAACGAGGGAGGCGTGGCCGCATGAGCCTGTATTATCGGGAACAAAAGCATATCTGCGGCAAGGACTACGCCACGGCGGGGTACATGGAGGTTGATCTGTACCCCGTGACACCAAAGCAGCACAAGGCGAGCCGGAGAGCAAAGAAGAAAGAAGCCTGTACCATCGCCCAGCAGACCTACAACGACAACCGCTCCAAGAGATACCATGTGCAACTTGTAAACGCCAACTTCGGAAAGGGCGACTTCTCATGGACGGGAACCTATGACGACGATCATCTGCCAGCGCCGGGAGACACCAAGCGGGCGGATATGGACTGGACGAATTACATCAAGCGGGTGTATCGCTGGTGCGATAAGAACGGCGTGGAGCGCCCGAAGTGGGTAGCCGCCACGGAGTACACAACGGTGATGGCAGACGGGACGATCTGTGGCCGCCATCATCACCACGCGATCATCCAGCACACAGAGGGACTGACCCGTGACGTGCTGGAGGAGCTATGGAGCGATAAGAACGGAAACAGCATTGGCCTAACACGAGGGGAATATCTCACCGTTGACCACGGAAGCGTGGAGGGCCTTGTAAAATATATCAACAAGAACAAACGGTGCGCCCGAAGCTGGCGGCAGAGCCGTGGACTGGAAAAGCCCAAGACACCGCCGCCCAACGATACCAAGTGGAGCCGCAAAAAGCTGGAGGAGGCCAGCACCGTGTACATAGACGACGCTGCGTTCTGGGAACAGAAATACCCCGGCTACACGCTCAACCGCGTGGAAACCAAGGTGAGCAACGCCGGGCAGCGGCATACCGTTGTGATCTTGCGCCGCGCCGAGTGCTGGCACGGGCGAGGAAATATATATCGACCAAGGAGGAAATGAAAATGAACGATGCCGAACGCTTCGAGCAAATTTTTCTGTCACAGGTGGTGAGGCCGGGCGCGGACAAGTTGCTGGAGTGGCTGAAAAGCACGGACTTCTTCACGGCTCCGGCCAGCACACGGTTTCACGGGGCCTATCCCGGCGGGCTGGTGAAGCACAGCCTGAATGTGTATTATGCCCTGCTGGGGAATTTCAATCTGCGCGGTCTGTATTCGCTGCAGACACAGACCATCGTGGCGCTGTTGCATGACGTGTGCAAGGCGAACTACTATGCCGGGGAATATCCCGACTACACCGTGAAAGATCAGATGCCCATGGGACACGGGGAGAAGTCTGTCTATCTCGTGATGAAGCACATGGAGCTGACGGACGACGAGGCACTTGCCATCCGCTGGCACATGGGCGCGTATGACGATGCTTTCCGTGGAGGGAGCCGTGCGCTGAATGCCGCCATGGAAAGAACGCCGCTTGTGCTGGAGCTACATTACGCGGACATGATAGCGACACAGAGAGAAAAGCACGAAGAGGTGCTGTGAATGGCGTACCGGCTGGAGCTATCCGATCTGCCGCCGCGTTACCGGGCGCAGGCAGAGGCACAGCTTGCCGGGCGCGGGAAAAAGCGGGGCGACACCATGACGGCGGCGGCCCGTGCCGCTGCCATGTCCGGGCTGAAATTTGACAGCCGGGGCGAGTATGAATACTACGTCGGCACCGTCGCGCCAAAGGTCGGACGCGGGGAGATCGTGAAGTGGGAAGCGCACCCGTGCTTTCTGTTGTTCCCGGCGGGGGAATACAACGGCGTGAAGCTGCGGAGCGTTCAGTACACGGCGGATTTCCGGCTGACCTATGCCGACGGCACCGTGGAGATCGTGGAGATCAAGAGCAAGTTTGTCCGGCGGATGCAGCGGGATTATCCTGTACGGCGGCGGGTGTTTCTGGAGCTGATCGCCCGTCCGGCGGGCTGGAAATTCACGGAGATCATCACGGCGGAGGACAAGGAAGAAATCAAACGCTGGCGGGAGCTGGCGGAGGAGGTATCATCATGTGGGAAAAACGGCTGACGCACTACGACAAAGACGGGCGCGTGTATTCCAGCAGGGGCTACGAGGTGGCCCTTGCAAAGCTGGCGTGGTTCGAGGACAGAGAGCAGAAGCGGGAGGAAATGCCCGTGTGCGGCCTGTGCCAGCGGCACCAGAAGCTGGAAACCGTGGACGGCACGGCGTTCTGGCTGGAATACGGCGAGGACGGCAGGCCCCGCCTTGTGATGGACAGCACGGCGCGGGGCGGCGGGCTGAATGTGCTGTGCGCGGAGTTCTGTCCCATGTGCGGGCGGTTCTGCGGGAAACTGGAGGCGGAGCATGAGGAGAAATAAGCATATCCCGGCGCATTTTGGCACCAACGCGGCACGTCAGGCGCAGACGCGCTATCTGCGGGGGAAAGCGCCGGAGAGCGAGCGGGTGGAGAAAAACCGGGAGGCGGCGGGCCATGTGATCTCTTTGTGCTTCATGGTTGCGCTGCATGACCGCTACGGCATCGGGAAAGACCGGCTTGAACGCGTGATCAACGCCGCAAACGGCGCGCTGGAGCGGTTTGCCGTCAACAAGCGCGGCGTGGGCATGGAGCGGGCGAAAAAGAAGCTGAACGAGGAGCTGGAGGGCCTGCTGACGGAACGTTTTGTGCTGCCCGCGTCAAAAGCACCGAAAAGCAACCGGGATTGGGCCTTGCTGGGCGAACGGCGGGAAGCGGCGGAGATCGTGGTGAAATGCTATGCGCTGGGGGCGCGTCAGGCCCTCGGCTTTGGCGTGGAGCGGCTGAATGAGACCGTCCGCGCCACGGAGGACGTATTTCGGCAGTTCAACGAGTGGGCCGAGGGCGGGGACTGGTTCGGCTACAATATGCTGGCCCGGCGCATGACAGACATTCTCGGCGAGCCGGTGGATGTGGACGAGAGCGACGCGAAAGAGCCGATCTTCGGGAAAACGTTGGATTGACACCACAGGCAAGGAGATTTGGCGCAGAGCCAAGAACAGGAGGCGACGGATGCGGTATGGCAGCGTGAAGCACATAGCCATGTACTACAAGGCAATTCCGGGGATGCTGCGCCTGCTGCGGCAGGAGCGGGCGGAATTGGAGGGCAATTATTACGGACTGCGAGGGCTGGCGTGTGACGGGATGCCGCGCGGTTCGTCGCCGGGAAAGCCGACGGAGGAAAGCGGGCTGCGGGCGCTGGAAAACGGCGTGAGCGAGCGGCTGGCGGAGATTGCGGAGGCGGAGCGGGTTTTGTCCGGGGATGAAGCCTGTATTCGCGCCTGTCTGGACGCGCTGAACGGTAAGTACAAAGAGGTCATTGTGATGCGCTATGTGCGTGGGTACAGTTGGGCGAAGATCAGCGCGAGGATGGGGACGGCGGACAGCACGGCCCGTGATTGGCACACAAGGGCCATGGAGCGGCTGGGCGAGGTGCTGGAGGAGCTGCCGGAAGCGGAGGCGCTGGCCCGTCGCGCGTCGCGCGCGCGTACATAATAAGCGGCAAAAAATTTTGGCCTGTCCGGTGGGGCTGAGTAAGGGCTGCTTTGCCGCCTGATCTTGCGCCGGAACACAGAGGCGGCGGAACAGGAAAACCGGCCTTATAGGAACAAGTTTTTCGAGACTTCGCGCGTGGCGCGAAATGGTTTCCGTGATCGTCGGGGCGGCGCTGGAAAAACAATTTGCGAATGGGAGGAAAAGACCGTGGATTTTGTGGAAAAGCTGGTGGAGGGCGTGAGGTGGCTTTTTGTGCGGAGAGCGAGGCGAAAAGCGCTCCGGCGGCGGTGCAGATACCTGTACAGCAGCAAGAGAAGATAAAAATGCCCCGGCGGGCCGTTTTAGTACGGTCTGCCGGGGTTTTGTTCTGCACGATAGCACGTCGGATTTGTGTTATTCGTCGGCGGGGCTGTCAAGCTCCAGCGGGCGGCCCTCGCGCTTCATGCGTTCTTCGCAGGCTTGCAGCACATACGCCTGTACGCTCTGCCCGGCGGCTTTGGCAGCGGCGCGGATGGCGTTGCCGATGGGCTTAATGGGGCGGGCGCTGATGCGGTCACATTTGGCGTTGTAAATATCGTTGTTGCGGCGCTTGCTTTCGGGTATGGGCATGGTCAATCCTCCTTTTCCGGCTCGTCGGGGCAGTCTGTCAGGTCGATCACGATGATCTCCGGCGGCTGCGGGGTGAGCTTGTAATATTTTCCGTTTTCGTAGTGCTGATCGGTCACGCCGTCATACCAGCATATATCGCCGTGCTGGGCCTGCGCCGCCTCCATGCGGTCTTGTGCCTGCTGCTCGGTGAGGCCGTCAAAGGTGAGGCGCTGGCCGTCGGCAAATTCGGCGACGAGGCGGTACGCGGGGAACACTTCGGGGACTTCGTTCATGGTCTGCCTCCCTGTTCGGTTTTGTTTTGTCGCATTATAACACGCGGGCGTGTAAAAGTCTACGGGGCAATTTTGGCGGAGGCGCGGGCTTTAAGCGCCGCACGAGCGGTTTTGTAGTCGGGGAATACTTCGGCGGCGGGAAACTCTTTCATGCAGCAGTTCCACTTGGGGCGCGAGGTCTTGCGGAGATAGACGATTTCGCCGCAGTCGTGTTCCAAGTACCATTTTTCCAGCGTTCCGTCATGGTTGAGCGTGTATCTTGTGGGGGCCGTGGTCGTGGCCATGGCGGTGTCCTTTCTGCCCTCGTGACCTCCGGGGCGGGTGCTTAACTTGCTGGTAACTTGCTGGGCAGTTTTGTTATTCGGTCAGGCCGAGGGCGCGGCGGGCGGCGGCTTCGGCGTTGGGGGTAAGCTGGCGCTGCCACGCGCTATAGCGGGGCGACCAGCGGAAACCGTTTTGTTTCAGCGCGGCGCGGGTCTCCTCGTCGGGCTTCTCGTCAAAGAGTATCTGGAGGCGGTCGGCCTCGATGTTGCGGACGATCTCACCGCCGGGGAACTTTGCGCCGTCGGCGGGCTGCTGGGCCTGCTCCGTGCGCTTGTCCAGCTCGTCGAGGCGGGCTTGTGTGCGCTTGATCTTGCCGCGCAGGCTGGTCAATTCGTAGTCGGGGCAAGGCTTATCAATCCACGGGCAGCGCTGGCAGGTGTCGGCAAAGTCGGCGGTGAGCTTGGCGGCGGCCTCGGCGGTCAGACCGGGAAAGCCGACAAAGGATTTGTGCTTGCGGTAATAGGCGTTCAGGGCCTTGTTGCGGTCAAGCTGGGCTTGCAGCTTTTGGAGCTGGTCAGTGAGCATTTCGCGGGCGTGGGGGTCGGAGAGGTCTACCGCGCCGGTGCCGACGGCCTCGATCTTGTTCAAGATGGCCTTGATCTCGTCGTACTCTTTCCAGAGGGTGCCCTCACGGGACATTTGCTTTTCGTGCTTTTTCATGTTGTAGTTGCCTGCGCCGGAAATGAACTGGCTGGGATAGCTGGCCTGATTGCGGTTGTAGTCGTTCGTCCATTGAGCAAGGCGGCGGGCGTAGCGGTCAAGCAGCGCGTCGAGCTTGTCGTGGTAGTAGGGGCTGACCTTGGATTTACGCGCCTCCACCAGCGCGGCGGCCTCGTCCACGGCGGCGCGGTAGCCGTTGGTGGCGCTGCCGGGCTGGTAGTCGCTCATGTGGACGCAGTAGTGAGCGTTGCGGGCCGTGTCCTCGTTGATCTCGTAGTAGCGGGCGGCGGGCTTTGCTTCGGCCTGCGGCGGGGCGATCATGCTTGTCTGTTCGTACATGGTGTGTACCTCCGTTTTGTGTTTTGGGGTTTCGCTTATGGGGTGCCGTCGCTTTGTCCGGTGCGGCGGCTCCAAGGTATCCGGTTTTGTGGTCAGTCGAGGCAGGTTTCATAGCGGATGCGGTATTGCTCTTTCAGCTTGTCATAGGCGCGGGTGGTGACGGTGTAGGTGTTGCGCTCCTCGTCGTAGCTGATGCCGCGCCCGTGGAGCTGGGGCAGGTCGTCGCGGAGCGGGCGGAGAAAGTAATGCTTGCCGTAGTAGGAAAGATCGGCGGCAAAGTCACAGCCCGTGGGGGCCTGCTGCATTTCGTAGCAGTAGACATATTCGCCGGGTTTGTCGGCCTGCACGGCGGGGGCCTTTTCTGCCTCTAATGCGGCGTAGTCCGGGGCGTAGCCGAACAGCTCGCCGGTTTTGGGGTCGTAGCGGGCGGCGGAGAAGTCCGGGACAAAAAGCGTTGTCTGCTCGTTGATCTGCTGGGCGTAGCCGCCGGGGACGGGGGCAAAGGTGCCGCTGATCTTGCGTTCGATGGATGCCATGTTGTTTACCTCCTGTTTTCGTTGTCGAGGGCGGCCAGAGCGGCGGCCATGCCCTGCTCAAAAATGCGGGTGTTCTCCGCGTTGGATTTTGTGAGATCGTTCGAGTAGCTGCAGGCGGGCCAGAGCGGGCAGTCACACGCGCCGCGTCCGGGGTTGTAGTGCTGATTGCAGATGGTTTCGATGCGTTCGCCTGTCTCGGCGGGGATGTAAAGCCATGCCATTTTGTGTACCTCCGTTTTGTGATTTGGTTTTGTGCGTGGGGTCGGGTCGCTTTGTTCGGTGCGGCCCGTCCAAGGTGTCCGGCTGCTGGGGGTCAGACGCTATCGGCCAGCGGGACGACGCGCCACTCCTCCGGGCGTTTCTTCGTGGCTTTGATCTGCTCCAGCGGCTCCCGTTCCTCGCATACGGCGTACTGCTTCCAACGGTAGCTTTGGCACGTGCGGTTTTTGGTCAGCGCCTCGCGGGGGATGTAAAGCTGCTTGTATTCCAGCGCGTACATGGTCAAGCCTCCTCGCTGATCTCGACGGCGGCGGGGCGGTGCTTGTGCATCGCGGCCTCGGCCTCGTCGAGACTGTGAAAATATCCGGCGGTGCTGCTGGGGTGACGCAGGCAGCAGCTATCCTCCAACACGGAATACCAGTTTTCAAACAGCGTTTCACCTGCAAGGCAAACGATGTCATGACGCTCGTTCCCGTCGCGGTATTGCTTGATGATCTCCATTTTGTTACCTCCTCGTTTTTGTGTTCGGCCTGCCATCATCAGCGCCGGGCGGCCATTCCCGGCGGACGGCCCCGGCGGGCCGTTTCGGCTTGGGTTTTGTTATGCGACGCGGAAATAATAGGCGTTCTTCTTGCCGCTCCACTTGCCCCCGGCGGCTTCGATCTCTTTTTCGTGGGGCTTTGTGTCTCCGGCCAGCCAGACAACCGGCGCGGCGGTGGTCGCGCCCTTGATGGTGGCGGTCAGGCCGTCCACCTCGGCCCAGCGGGCCGCGATGATCTCGGCGGCGGTTTTGGGTTCGGGCTTCTGATCGGCGGGCTGTTCCGTCTTGGTTTCGTGCAGCTCGGCCAGCTTGTTTTTCAGCTCGTCGATCTCGTTGGCGGCGCGGTACAGATCGCCGCGCAGGGTGGCGGCTTCTTCCTGAGACTGGGCCAGCTCGGCGCGGAGCTTGTCGGCCTCGCCGGTTTTGGCGTTGTCCTCGGCGGCCTCGGTGAAAAAGGCCCGGACGGCGCGAACGGTTTCGGGTTCGGCCTTAATGGGCATGACCACGGCAAACGGTTCATCGTCGCAATAGGCGACGGCGGCGGAGATCGCGGACGTGGTGCGGAGCTGGGCGGCGGGGTGCAGCGCGGCGATGAATTTTGTGTCGTAGATCGCGGCAAAATCGGCGGCGGCGTTGTAGTAGCAGGCGGCGGCGGCCTTGGGGGTCTGCACGGTTAGCGGGGAGCGCTGGAGAGGCTGCGCGTCGGCGTTGGCTTTCAGCGTGTCGGCGTACAGCCTGACGAGATCGAGCTTGTGTGCGTCGTCCTCGTGCTTGCCGTCCTTGTCAAGCGTCCAGTTGCCCGGCTCGCAGCAGGTGAAGCCCTGCACGGTGGCGGCGTACTCCGGCGGGTTCATGGTGCAGAGAAGAAAGCCGTTGCATACGTAGATCGTGCCGTCCTCGGTGACTTGGCAGACGAGGCGCGGCGAGCCTTTCAGGGCCTTGGCGGTGGCGGCGGTGTAGCGTCCTGTGAATTTCATCTTGTGTTCCTCCTGATCTTGTTTTTGGGTTTTGCTTCTGGGGCTGGGTTGCTTTGTGCGGTGCAGCCCTGCTAAAGTATCCGCTTGCGCTGGGTCAACGCTTGGACTTCTCCACCTGCAAGGCGTGGAACAAATGGGCCTTTGCCATGTAGAAATGCGGGTCGGTCTCCGGCGCGTCTTTCCCGGCGGCCTCGGCGGCCTCGCGGGCGGCCTTGCCGGGCTTGTCGGTGTACTTCCAGAGCTGGCAGGTGATGGCGGACTTTGCACCCTTTTTCACGCTGTAGCCCATGCGCTTCCACTCGGCGAACGTGTGGAACTGATCGGCGGCCAGCATGGCGGTGAAGATGTCCTCGGCGGTGGCGGCGCTGCCATCGTCAACGGTGATCGTGACGTTGGAGCGGCGGGCGGCGATCTGCTCGGCGGTGTAGGCGGCTTGCACCAGCTCGGCGAGCTGGGCGGGGGTGAAGCTGGCGCGGACGTTCTCAAAAATGATCTCGTTGTTAGTCATGGCGTTTTTCCTTTCCGGCCTTGGCGGCCTGTACACGGTGTCGTGTTGTTTGCTGTGGCTCGAATGTAACACGGCACCGTGTATTTTGTCAAGCGTTTTTTTGAAATTTTTTTCGGGGCCGGGGTGTTCCCCCGTAGGGGGAAATTTTTTCGGCCTGCCTTGCTGGGCTTGCGTTCTGCGGGCGGGTGTGCTATGCTTTAGCCGTGGCCGGGCGGCGGCGAACTCGCTGCCCGTGCCGGGTGTGTAGCGTCGGGCCGTGCCTTGCTGGGGTGGCCCGGCGCTTTACTTGTTCAGCCGCTCGCGGAGCTTTTCGCGGAACTCCTCGATGGTCTTGCACTCGTCAGCGAGTATCAAGAGCCGGAGCCGTTCGGCCTCCTGCGCTTGCTGTACAAGCAATTCGCCTGTGTTCGGCGTGGTCATGTTCACCTCCCCTTTCTGGTCGCCGTGGTCGGCGGTTCGCTGGGCGGCGGTCGCTGTGGCCGTCCGCTTGCCCCGCATGATAGCGGCGGATTTTTGCGCCGTCAATAGGGCTGTTTTCGTTCCCCAGTCCCCCTTTAAGGGGGACGTGGGGAAGTTTTTTTGCACAAAATTCCGTGGCGTTTTCTGTGCAAATTGCTGTGGTTGGGGGACTATAGGGGGCATATTAGCTTAGCTTATCCGGGGCCGATACCGGGCGCGGTAAATACCCTCGGCGGCGGCTCCGGCCTGCCCGGCGGCAGATCGGCAGACCGGCGCGGCAGGCGGTCGCGGCGGCAGATCCTCCACCGGCGGCAGGCGGTCGGGGTGGGCGGCTCCGATGGGGGCGGCGTGTCGGCACGGCGGGCAGACGGTCGGCAGGTCGGCGGCCAGCTCCGGCAGTCAGCAGGACGGCCAGCCATCCGCCAGCGCCGCCAGTCGGGCAGGCGCAGGAGATACCAAACGCGCAGGCCCGCGCAGAGATACCATGCCGCGCAGGCCCGCAGGCGCAGCATAGTGCGAGCCATCCGCCGCCAGAGCGGCCAGCTATCCGCCAGCCCCACAGGCCAGCAGGCCGCAGGAGATACCAAACGCCCGCGCCCGCGAAGATACCACGACGCGCAGGCCCGCGCGAAATTCTAAACGCGCCCGCGCGAGGTACTGGCGGCGCGGCGGTCGTCCTTTGCGGGTTCGGAAGCCCAAAATTTTTTTAGGTAAGGGGTCGAAAAATCGCTTCCGGGGAGCCGGGGCGGGAAAGGTTGGCGGGGTCAAAAATGCGACAGAGGAAGAAAACGGGGCGGTTTTGGGCAAAAAAGAAGCCGCCTATGCGGCGGCTGATGACGAGAAAGGCGGGCGGCTGTAATATGGAACGGGCGGGCGCTCGCGTATGCGCGAGAGGTTACAGGCTGCGGCGAGGTCGGCGGCGATGAAGCGTCTGGCGGCGGGTATCATTTTCGTGGCATCACGAAAATGGTCAGAGGGAGAGCGGGACGACGATGCCGCACCGGGAAATAGAAAAGCGGAACTGCCTACAGTCTGTTGGCAGCTCCGCTATTATTCTTTCTGTTCCAGATCGCCGGTGAGCCATACGAGGGAAACACCGAGAACGCGGGCGAAGATGGCAAGCTCATAATCGGTAACGAAACGGTCGCCGGTCTCAATGCGGCTGATTGCCTCTCGCCCAAGACCAACACCATAGACCTGCATCTTGGCGGCAAGGACATCTTGGGATAGTCGTTGGGCAGTTCGCGCCTGATGTATTCGGTCGCCGGAGATATTGGCCCGCCCGGAGTAATCATATATTTTCATAAGCCGTCCCTCCTGTTCTGCTTGACAATACCATTTTTTACGGATAATCTTGTAATAAAGATTTACAAAATATGAGAAAGCAGAGAAAAAAGTAGAAAAGATTTACAATGTGCCGAAACACGGACACGGGCGCGACACACAAATGTGAGGCGGCAGACTGTATCGCAGCAGAGTTGTTTTTTGAATAGGCGTAAGCTGGCCGGGACGAGCGACCGGCTCAAACCAGCTTAAACAAGCTCAAACCATAAAAAACGGAGAAAGGATGAAAGAAAATGACAAGGGAAAAAGACAGGCGGAGGTGGAGCCTGCGGCGACTGGCGGCGACGGCGGCGGTCGTTGCGCTGTGCTTGTTGCTGGCCGGATGCGGCGGCGGGGACACAGGCGACAAGATCAGCGCACCATTTGAAAGCGGAAAGTGCAAGGGGATGGAGTTGGAGGTCGTCAAAAGCCAACTGGCAGAAGCGGGCTTCACCAACATTCAGGAAAAGCCGCAGGAAACGGCAACGGAATTTCTTGCAGACAGCGTTATCTCGGTGAAGATCGGCTCGAACACAAGCTGGAACAGCGCCAACACATGGAAGCCGGATACAAAGATCGCCATTGAGTATTACGCCTATACGGGTATCCGGCATATTGATGTGACTATGGATATTGCCGTGGGCGGTGAGGATGGGAAACCAGTATTTACCGTGCAGACCAGCTTACCGGACGGAACGAAATTGAGCGCAGAACTTTCCTACAATGACGAACTGGCGGGCGGGCGCGAGGACTATGTGGAGACGCAGACCATCACGGTACAGGACGGCAAAGCGCAGACCGCGCCATTCACAAAGGACGGAGAGATGCTGACGGGGCAATACCGCTTTGGCGTGGTCATGTTCCCGGCGGAGCAGAGCCAGCAGGTGCAGGAGATCGTGGGTGCGTCCGGCGAGGCCATGCGTGGTGCGCTGGTGGAAAAGGACGGAGACTACAGCTATATCGCCGCGTCGATGGAATACACATCCCATGTTGCGGAGACCGTTGAGAAGATCAGCGAGGAGGAGCTGCGGGAGAAACTAAAGACTGCGCTTTCCGGCTTTGGCGACGACTGCACCATCAGCAAAGATGGGTATGTTTACACCGTGAATGTGTGGCAGGAGGGCTTGGCACAGACGGCTATGCTCGCACAGACCGGTGACAAGGACGCGAAAGAGGCATGGGATAAAATCGTATACACAACCATGCAAGCCTCGGATAGCCTGCAAGAGCTGCTGACGGCCAGCGGGTACGGGGACTACATGGTACAGATACAGGTTTTGAACGACAAAAACCACGATAACACATTGTTGACGGTGACCATGGGAATGGCATCGTATAACTGCGTTTCCTAACCAGCGAAAAATTTTTCGGGATTAGCAACTTCCGCAGGTTTTTCGTGATAATATCATACCGTGGAATAAAGCCCGTGGCGGAAACGCTGCGGGCTTTGCCATTGGTGCGTCCTGCGCCGGTCGAAGCCCTGCGTTCCTACGCGGGATATTTCCGTAGGCCGAGCGGGGCGCACAGCTATTTGGAGGTGTGAAATGCCGAAGCGGAGCAAGTCGCGCGACACCGCCAAGGCTGCATACATCGCCCGCAAGGCGGCGGGCGAGGAAGTAAGCCTGCGGGAGCTGGCGCAGGAGCAGGGCGTGAGCTATCAAACCCTGCGGAATTGGAAAGCAGCGGACAAGTGGGATGAAGCTCTGCCAAAGAAGCGGCGGGGCGGTCAACCGGGAAACCGCAACAGCGCAGGAAAGAAAAACGCTGCCGGAAGCCATGCGGGCGCACCGGCGGGAAATAAGAACGCAGAAAAGGACGGAGCGTACAGCGCCGTCTTTTTTGATATGCTTTCGGACGCAGAGCGGGAGATCGTACAGCAAACGCCGCTGGGAAGCCGCGCCGCGCTGGAGCATGAAATGCAAATCCTGAAATTCCGGGAGCATAAGATACTCGCCAAAATCGCGGAGTATGAGGCAGCCCCGGAGGACAGCCTGTACATCAACAGCCTGATGGACATGAGAGTGCCGGGCGGACGCGGCAAGGACAAGCAGGACGGTGCCTTACAGAGCATGGGAATGTACAGCAAGGACAGCGCGTTCAGCCGTGTGCTGAAATTGCAGGAGGCGCTATACAAGGTGCAGGGCCGCATCGCCAAGATTGCGGACAGTCTGCGGGCGCTGGAGGAGAGCGAAAAGCGCATGACGCTGGAGCGGGAAAAGCTGGAGCTGCTGCGTATGAGAGCCACCGGCGCGGTGGATGTACCAGACCCGGAAACGGATGGAGAGGACGCAGAGGAGATGGCATAATGGAAAGCATTTTAACAATCCTGCTGGGCGGTGTGTTGCTGGCTGCGGCTTTGCTGGGTGGGGCGCTGGCGGTTCCGCATCCGTGGGGGATTGTGCCGACGGCGGTGGTCATAGCTGGATGGACAGCGGTGTGCTGCTTTCTGGCAGTCACGCAGTTGGAAATGCTGGGTATGCTGGTCACGGCGATTGCGGCAATCTTCACAGCGGTTCGTCTGGGGGAAGGGCGGTAGATGAAATGACACTCTACACAAGCAAAGTAGTGGCCCAGTGGTTATGCCTGACGGAGCGGCGGG